GTTGTAGATTTCTTCTATATTATTTAAAGTATTTTTTATTTCATTGCTTATTTTTTCAATTTCATTTCTTTTGTTTTTAGTAAAATCAGTATTGCTTTGAGTAAGCTCGCTATTTTTTACAACTAAATTTTTAAGCTCTAAAATTTGATTATAAAAATTATTAACTTGTTCTTTTAGTCCTACAATTTCTTCTATTCTGGTATTATCCAAAGCAGTAGCAACATTTGAAATTCTTGCCAAAACTTGATTTATAATCTCAAGTTTTTCTCTACCTGTTTTTAACTCATTTAAGCTTGTTCCCATTTTTAACCTTCATAATAATCACTATCTTTAATTCTCTTTTCACAAAAGAAAAGCAGATCATCCATGGCTAAAAGCCATTTTTTATCATCTAAATAAGCTATAAAATCAGCACTATTTATACTTTGAGCATAGTCTTTATAACTCAAAGCTCGATTAAATTTATTTGTAAAATTACACTCACAACCATGTTCTTTCATCATCAAGCTCCTTGCCATCGTTAGCTATATACTCATTAATTATCTTGTCACATAATGCCAGAAAGTCTTTTTCTTCGCATCTTGTAATCAAATAACAAACATAATTAATCACAGCAAAACTAAGTGCTTCATCTATCATTAAATGTTCTTTTTCATTGTCAAAATCAGGCTCATCAGGAATAATCAAAAAATGATTATTTCTAACTTGCCTGAAAACTTTTTCGCCTTGTTCTACATTTTTTAAAAGAACACTAGGAACACATTTTGATAAAATATAATAAAATGCTTCCATAAAATAGGCTTTCAAAACTTCATCATCTTCTATCATTTTGTAAGAATTTTTAACTTTAGCGATAATGAGTTTTTTAGCCATAATACAAAGCATTATGCACCTTTTGCTGCTTTTAAAACCGCTTTAGCCTTTGCATTATTTCCACTAGTTAATCCCACTCCTATAGCAAAAGCATCAGCATTTCTTACTTCTAAAGTGCTTTGCGTATAAAATCTTTTTGCTTTTGCAGTAATATCAGTTGGAACATCTTCAATCATAGTAGGAATATAAAGCCCATGTTTCATATACTCAAAATCTCCAGCAATTAAAACATCACCCAAACCATATTTAGGGCTTAATAATCTATGCATATGGAAATTTACCGTTCCAAAATCTGTTTCAAGGCTCACTACTTGTCCTGCTAGTTTTGTTTCATTGCCTAAAATTCTTGTAGCAAATTTATTGATAGCTCCTTTTAAGTCAGCTCCTAAAAAGACATCTTTAGGCGTAACTCCGCTATTCCAAATGGTTTGCAAAATTTGATTAAGTTTATCTTCTGTTAGTTCTGTTGCAGTTCCGCTCCAATCTCCTGTTTCATCAAAAGCTAATACATTTCCACGCTTTCCATCAGCAAAGCTATCTTTTCCTTTAGCGATATAATGAAAAAGTCCAGCCATTTCTCCACTTGTTGCTTCTTGTGCTTGAACATAATCTTTGAAAACTGATTTTTTTACATCACTATCTCTGCCTAGACCAAATAAAGCATATTCCATATCCATTTTATGTTCTTTGGTTTTTTTGCCTATTTGATACTCCATTTCATTGCCACCATATTGATTTGCTTTTAATAAAGCTTTTGATACCATGGCTTCGGTAATGAATATTTGAGTAGCATTTGTAGTTTTTTGAGCTGTGTTTTTTGTTTCCCCTACAAATTTGCTCAATTCCAAATTTGCGTTCTTTTTTGGTTCTTCAAAAGTGTCTGTAAGCCAACTATGGGTTAAAGGATTTGTAACCTTTGAAGTGCCTATTTTATTTAAAATTGGTGTTTCAGTAGCTCCAATTTTAATAATCGTTTCATATATTGATTGTTTTAACTTAACATTTTCTGTTGCGGGTGCTGTATGTCCCATTGAAGGTAAAGCCATTTTTGAATTCTCCTTAGTTTAGTTTTAAGGATTTTTCCAAAAATAGCTATTTCAAATATAGTGTGTTTTGAAATGATTTAGATATATTTTTTTTAAAATAAGACTATAAAAAACTTATAAGTTAAGTATATAAAACATATAAAATAAGTATAAATTAATTATAAAAAAAGTATAATCTAATTATCAAAAGGAATTGAAATGAGTAGTATATTAAATGCCTATAATGAAGCAAAAATACTTCAAGAACAAAAACCAAACAATGCTGTTGTTATTTCTTATTTAAACTATAAAGGGTATTATCCAAAAATACAAAATATAGATCTATTGATAATACAAGGTGCATTAAAAGCTATACAGCAAAACAATACAAATTTTGAAGATAACGTGAAACTTAAATATGAAAAATGAAATAGTTAAAGATAATAAAGAAATTGAAACTTTTGAAAAAGTAGGCAAAGTTATGGCTGAAATAGAAGTTAGCAAGCAAAAGGCTACTTTAGCTCAAATTGAAGCCACTAGAGAAGACAATCAAAGACAATATGATTTTGCTGTTAATAAACTGACTAAAGAAAATAAAAAATGGCACAAATCTATGAATATAGCATGTACTGCGGTTTTTATTCTTCTGATAGCTAGTCTTTATCTTATTTTATTTACTGAAAAAATAGAAATAGGATTAGGCTTGCTTAGTACAACACTAGCAAGTGTTTTTGGATATTTAGCAGGTGTTGGTTCATCTAAAACCTAACTTAACTTTGCTTGGTTAGAATTTTAATTAAGAGCTTAAGGGCAGAATCTCGCCCTTTATAATTGCGAAAGATGTGTATAAACTTTTCACTTCTCTTTTTAAATATTTATACTTTTATAAAGTTCTAAACATTCTAAGAAATCATTTTGCATTCTTGAAAGTAGTTTATTCTCTTTGTTTTCATCATCTTTTAAATCTTTTAACATTTTTTCTAGCTTTAAGGCATAATTTTTAAAAGTTTTAAAATCAAAGGCATATAAGCCATTTTTAGCCAATATACAATTTAATTTATCTTTAAAATTGTTTTTACTTTGTTCTAAATCATACTTTAAAGCTTTAATCTCATTCTCATATTTTTGCTTTTGCTGTGCTAATTGAGATTTGTAACCTAAGCTTTGTCTAAAAGCTAACTTATCGTGCTTCTCATATTCAATATTTCTTAGTCTTTTTTCCATTTCATTAAAAGCTTTGATAAACTCGATTTTCCATTTATAAGCCTTTTCACCTGTAAAACCCATCACTAAAAGAGAAAAAGCGTCGCGAGTGATTTTGTAGCAAGGTAAAATTCTACCCGTGCTATCAATATATTTACTCAGCTCAAAATTGAGCTTAGTAAAATTATCCTTTGGAAATTCATTTATTTTGCGTATAATATTTTTGTGGTTTTTATTGAATACTTCAGCCACGCTTAAAGAAGTGGTATATACTGCATTATCTACCACTTCCAACTCTACATCCACGCCATTAATTACAGCTAATTTTTCCATTTTTTACCTTTTTGTTTTGATTAGTTTTTACTCATTAGATAAAAACATAACACAATTATATACTTTTTTGATGATATTGTCAAACATTTTTTACTTTTTTAATAAATATTTTTATTTTTATATACTTTTTAAGTATATTTTGTTATGATTGTATTAAATAAATTTAAGGATAACTATGTTAAAAAGAGAGTTTGATGAAAAAATTAAAAGTCTAGGACTTACAAGACAAGATTTTTGCAATATAACAGGTTTAGCTTATAGCAGTGTGAGCAATTGGAATGATAATAATAAGCCCATTCCTATTTGGGTTGATACTTGGCTTCTTAACTATGAAAAAAGCTTAGCTTTAGATGAGCTATTAAATATAATAGAAAAATATAAAAAAAATACATAATTAAGGGATAAACCCTTAATTTTTATTTATCTTCGCTCCTTTCTTTTAATTTAATAAGATTTTTTAGCGTATAAGTGCCTATTTTTCCTGCTATTTCCCTGTTATTTTTTTTATCTGTAACCTTATCTATTTTTTGCTTTCTAGCTATAACTTGTTTTATTTTCTCAATTCTTTCTTCACTAGCCTTTTTATCATTTTGTATTTTTTTATCAAGCCTTTGTTTTACGCTTTTTTTATTCTTTTTCTCTACTTCTTTAGCCTCAATATTTTCTTTTATATCTTCCATTAAGTTTTTTTTAGGCTTAGTTTGGGTAGAATTAGGATTATTTGGTAGCCCATTCAATGAGTTATCATTTTTGCTACCTGGTTGGATGAAAGTTTGGATAATGCCAACATTTTCTTTAGTATTTTTCTTACTAACTTTTTCAAGCCTTGTTAAATCCTTTTCTTTAACTTTAGTCACATGTCTAACTTCTCCAGTATCTTTATTTACACCAAGTTTTCCTAATTTATTATCATTTAATCTTTTTGCTATTAAAGCTATATCCATTCTATTATTTTTATAAAAAAATGTAGGATTTTCTTTAATTTCTTTTATAAGCTTAAACACATCACTAGGCTTTTTAAACATCTCATTATGTTTATTGGCTAAATATTCTAAGTCAGCTATAATCTCATCATTTGTAAGTTTTGCTAAATTTCTAACATTTGGAGAAACGCTTATTTTTACATTTAAATCACTCTTTGCTTTGCTCGGATCAGCTTTATCCATGAAGAAGTTGTCGCCTTTGATAACACCTTCTTTTATTAGTGCATCTTTTAATATTTTATTTTGTTCTTTATCTACTTTAATATAATTATCCAAAGCATCTTTAAAAATTCTACTTTGTTCTTTATCCGCTATTTTTATGTTTTTAAGATTAGATATAACTTCTTTATTGGTTTTAGCAAGTTTTAATGCATCTAATATTTGATTTCTTAACGCTTGCTCTTTAGCACTTTTTACAAAAGGAACTAAGGCGTGCAATCTAGCTAAAATACCACTTATTAATATTCTATCAAAAACACCGCTTATTGTTGTGGCTATTGAAGAATTTGTTTTTTTGCCACTACTAGCTAAAGCCGTCATTATTAAGTCTTTATTGTTTTGATAAATTTTTGCATAAACATTTACTACTTCTTTTGCATATTTTAAATCTTTACTTACAAATTCTACATTATCCATATCTTTTGCTAGGTTCTTAAAATCATATCCTATATCTTCAATTCTATGTTTTGCTAGTAATGCATTAAAAGCATGTTTTTCATTTGCTTTTCGCTCTGCTTCATTCATACCTTCAAAAGCTCTTTTTAAATCTTTGTCTTCATTGATATTTCTAGCACCATTAGCTATTCTTTGCGCGAGTGCTTCGGGTGTTTCTTGGTCTTTGATTTTTCCTAGATAACTATTATTAAAATTTTCTTTTAACGCATAGTTTTTATTAGCATCTTCTAAAATCTTCTTTGCTAGTTCTTTATCACTTGCATTTTTTATCATAGTTTCATCTAAAGTATCTTTTACTAGCCTATAAGCTTCTTTAGTATTATATGTCTTATTTCCTGTGGCTAATTGCTTATTTATAGCACTTCTTAAGTTAAATATTTGCTCAGCACTTAAGTCTTTATCAATAGCATCTTCTAGAAAGCTACTAATATTTGTTTTTATATCTTGCTCTAAAAAATTGTTGTTTTTAAACTCTTCAATCTTTGCTAAACCTTCTTTGCTTAACCTTATTGAGCCGTTGTTAAGCTCATCTATACTTTTTATAGCTTGAGCATATTCATTATTAATTCTTTTTTTATAAGAGCTATTATCTTTTTGCCAAGCCTTAACATCAAACTCGCCATTTAAACCTGTTTTGTTCTTAAATACTTCATCTTGTCCTTTAATTATATTTAAAAAAGAAATACTAGCATCCTTATCAGCCTTCAAAACATCATCTAAAAAACTTCCTATTTCGGGATAAGCTTGAGCTGATTTTAATAATATTTCTCTTCTTTGAGTAGTTGGAACTCCTTGTAAAGCATTTGAAATATTTTTTAAAATAACACTTGTTCTTTTAGCGCTATCTTGTATAAATTGTGGATTATTCTTGTTAAGTCCTTGCTCGACAATGTTTTTTAATATTTCTATTGTAGGCTTTCCATTTTCTAAGTATGTTGGATTTTCTTTTGCTATAAGTTCATCTATTTGTTTTTTATTCTCTATATTTTTTGTAAGATTATTAAAAATTGTTTCTGCATTTTGCAAGCCACCATCTGTAAATTTTCCTATCATAGGAATATCTTTTTGGGTGATTTTATCTATAACCCTATTACCTAAATTACCACCTTTTACCGCCATGCCATCTATCATATCTTTACCGGCTTGTGCTCCTGTTTTAACACTGCTTATTAAATCACCAACACTTTTATATGTTTTTCCTATTCCCTTTATAGCTGATCCAACTACAGCACCTGCTAAGGCATCTTCTGCGGCTGCACTTCCAAACCTTTTAGCATAGTCCATATAACTTGCTTCAATTCCTGTATTATTACTTTGCGAATGAAGATCAGATACAGCACCGCTACCAGCACCAATTGCAGATGGTGCGAAATAATTTAAAGCTTTTTTGGCTATTGTTTGTCCTGCTGTTTTTGCTAAACTTCCAGCATATCCACCGGCTACAGAAAATGCTAACTCGTTTTTAGTGCTAGCAAGTGTATTTCTAAAGCTAGGAGTAAAATCAACTTCTTTTCCATTTTTATCAACGCCTATATATTTATAGTCTCCATTATTTATTTCTAAAAATGGCTCATATCCTAATTTTTTTATTTCATCGTATGCGATTTGAAAAATTTGTTTTTGCTCTTCATTATCAAGGCTAGTAAAATTTCTAGCCAACAACCCGCCTGATATCTGATTTGTAGCATCTTCTATTTTTTGCCTTACCCCTTCTTCACCACTTGTAACTTTTGGAGAAAGATAATCCAATCCTTCAGATATCATTCTTTTTGGATCTATAAGGTTATTAAAATCTTCTAGACCCTTATTTATTTTACTCCATACTCCTTGTTCTTGTGGCTCATTTTGGCTTACTTGTGGTGCTTGATACATACTCATAGGCTTACCATCTAAAGCTAATTCTTCTTGTGAATTAAAATTGTTTTGTTGCTGATTATTTTGCATAAATTGATTATATTTATTCTGCAAAAAATTATCATCAATATCTATATAAGTTTTTCCTTCTGGTATATCTATATTCATATCAAAAAGTTGCATTGTTTTTGCACCTTGTGGTATTTGTATTGTCATCTTTTATCCTTATTATCTAAATGTAATCATATTGTTTTGTTGTAAAAAATCTTGGCTTAATTGTTGTTGCGGTTGTTGTGATAGAATCTTATTTAATGGCACTCTTTGCCCTTGAGAAGCTAAAATATTTCCAGCATTTATAAAATCTTTTATCATAGCCTTTTCATTTTCTAGCTTTTTATACATATTGTTATAATAATTTTCTATATTATCTCTATCTTTTAAATATCTTTCTGTTTTCCAAATATCCATATATTCTTTTTTTAAGGCATCATTTTTTACTCTATATAGTATTTCTACTGCTTTTTCAATATCATGTTTAGCATACTTATCAAAGAAGTAAAAACTATCTGTTTTAACCAATTCTTCTAATCTATGCCTATCTTCATTGCTCATCCTGCCACTTGTGATATTAACTAGTGCTAAATTTATTTCAGCTTTTAGCTTATCTGCGAATTCTTGTTTTAAGTTTTTACTACTACTAAAAGGAGTATTTCTTAATTTTTGATTTATGGTATCTCCAAATCCATAAATATCATTTAAATTTATATTTTGCGTTTTAGTGGTTTTTGCAAAATGATACAAATCCCCGCCATTACTTTCTTTGCTAAAAACATCTCTCATTGTTTGCGGTTCACTTAAATTACCATTAGCATCTATACTAAAGCCTGAATTATTATTTGTTTTATTAGTAACTATATTACTATTTTTACCAGTTAAATAATCTAAATATTTTTGATTATAATCTTTATCTTCTTTATATTTAGCCCAATTTAAAGCATTATCTTGAACTTGTCTTTGTCTTTCAAGGTCAAATTTTCGCAAGGCTAAAGCATTATTAAATTCATTTTGCAAGATTTGATTATTTTGCATAGCCTGATTAAATTCCATTTGTTGCTTTCTTAAATCTTGCTCTTGCTGAAACTCATTAGCTTTAACTTTATCATCAAAACTTTTGCTCATGATGTCATATAAGACACCACCGACTTTTCCTGCGTTTTGTATAACGCCTGTATCAGGATTAAATACTACTCTTTGTGGGTTATAAAATGCCATTTTGTTTCCTTTATTCTTTCTTTTAAAATAAAGGATTTAAGGAAGTTTGTGTATAATTTTAAAAGGTGTGGCCAAGGGTCGCCACCCTTAGCACTAAATTACCACCTAGAAAGGCGGTGAAATAAGATGCTACAAATCTTAATAGTTATTATACTACTTTGTATTATTGTTGTCAATGCAAATTAACAATCAATAAACAAAGCCCCTTATTCAAGGGGTTAAGATTTACCCTTTAAACAAACTCCTTAAATCCAAATCTATTTAATTACTCCAAACACTTTGAAGTTTATTTTCCATATTCTTTCTTCTGTTTAACTCTTCATTGGCTAGATACTTATTGAAGTTATAGGCATCTTTTTGTAAATCAAAATTTTTCTTTGCCATTTTTTGCTGATTATAAGCACCATATAAAGCACCCCCAGCGCCTAAAACATTTCCTAATCTATCAAAATTAGTTACTTTGTTTGTATCGCTACTTTTAAATAACCAATCTCCAAAATTACTAAAAGAATTTTTTAATCCATTTAAAAAACCACCACTGCTACTTGCTAAATTTGGAGTAAAATTGCTTGTTTTCATCAAAGTATCTGCAAAGCTAGAGCCTAGTCCTGTACCACCTTTTAAAGCTGTTATAAAATCCATGATTTCTCCTTTATACTAAACTTAATAATTCTTTGCCTAGATCTATCTCGCTAACTTCGCCTTTTTTTAACTTATCGTTAAAATCACTAGTTCTTACATTATTATTTGCACTTGATAAATCTTCAGCTTTTTTGGCATTATTTGATTTTCCGACCAAATTAAGCAAGGTTTTCCAGCTGTCAATATTACCTTCGCCTAAACCATTTAATTTTGTTGCAAGTTCTGCCATAGCCTTTAAATCCGCATCAGGATAGGCTTTTCTTAACTCGCTTTCTACTTGTGCGTATTTAGCGATTAGTGCATCTTGCTCTTCTTTGTCTTTTTGCTTTTTATCAAGCTCTTCAAGCCTTTTTAATTTCTCATCAAGTCCATCAAGTCCTAATTCTTTTAAATACTGCTCTCTTTGTAATTCTTGTTCGCTTGGTTCTTTCTTTGGATTTTTTAAAGCTTCAAGCTCACTCATTAAAGCATTTAATTTGTTGTCATTTTCACTTTTATAAGCTTCAAACATCGCCTTATAATCAGGCTCGTTCTCATTAGCAACCTGCATAGGTTCATTATCTTCTACTTGCGTAGGTTCATCGCCATTATTAGCAACATCTCCTTTATCATCATCTGTTATGACATTTATTAAATCTTTTAAAGCATCATTTTCCATCTTCTTCATCCTTTATTTTATTGATTATTATGTCTAAAAAAGCCATAGTATCTAAAGCTTTTAACCTCATTTCTTTTTCGTTGTTATTTTTAGCTATATAAAAACATTCGCTATATTTTGCTTTTATAAATTCGATTAAATTCTTTCCTCCTTTGGTTTTAGATATATCACTTTTTATTTCAATATTAAGCATTAGTTTCTCCTTGCATTTGCGGATTAATATCTTCATTATTTTCAAAAGCAAATAAAGTATTTACATTCTTTACACCTAAAATTGGTAATAATTCTTTAGTAAGTTCTTTACTAGCATTTATAATCCCATAAGCAGAATTTGCATCGCCTATGCTCATATACATTTGATATAATTGTGAAAAAACTTGCATACTAGCTTGAATTCCTGCACGTCTAATTTCTTTATTCATGGCTCCTGTGCCTGTTTGGATTTTAAATCTAAAACTAGGTATATCCTCTCTTTGAAAACCATTAAAAAAACTATCTTCTCCATACTTAAAAACAAGCATTGCAAACCTATCAAATAAAGGCTCTATAAAGGTTTCGTTATACTGTCTTATGTAGTCAGCACTTCTTCTTCCACCTTCTTGTGCTTTTATGCTTATTTCTGTTGCTGTTTCATTTTGTGCAGTTTGAGCTCCATTGTTTTGTGGACTAACTCCTGTAACTTCTGTTAGCTCACTTTCTAATAATTGCAAATTTATTCCAGAACTATTTATATTTGGAGGAGGCAGTATTTGAATTCCTTTGGGGTCATCTGTATATATAGGCTTTCCTAGGGTTTCTATATCTTCTCTGCTTACTCCCATTGATTTTGGCATCATTATTTTTGGCATAATATGAGATCTTACAGCATCGATTAAAAGATTTCTTGTGATGTTAATTTCATCTTGCAAAGGCATAGCTGAAGCCATTATAGGCTCGCCATAAGCACTTATATAGTTTTCATTATCTATCTTTTTAAGTTGTGGTAGCATTGAACCCCAGATAAAAGGCTGTCCATCTTGCAAAGTAACTTCATTTCTAAGTAAATTATTTTCAAATAAGGTAGAAACCACCCACTCATCATCGTTTTTTCTTTCATAAATATCATAAAGCTTCACTTTTTTATATTCATCATCTTCATCAAAAAGCTTTTCAATTTCTATTTTTTTATAAAACCCTAGCTTTTGTCTTTCATGGATTTGATTATAAGTTAGGTAAATTTCATTGACTATATAGCCTATATCTTCGCTATTTAGTGCATTTGGGTCAAAGAATATACTATCAATATCTACTCTTTCAATGCGCGGCATTCCTTTATGCCAAGTAAGCTTGGCTATACTTGTTCCCACAAGTAAAACATCTAAGAAAAGCGGTTGAAAAATCTTAAACATATTGATTTTACCGCTATAAAAATCTATGGCATTCTGCCATAGCTCTATAATCGTATCATCGCTATTGATATATGTTTCAATATCTGCCATTCTTTCGCTATTAAAATAAACTTCGTTTAGGCTAGTGATTAGGTATTTTACCTTAGAGTTTATTTTTGGTATGTAGATACTTGATTTATTTCTTTTTCTCAATTTTTGCATTACCTTATTTTCAAGCAAATAAGCATCTTGCAACTCTTTAAAGTGTGGTTTGTAATTTTCATATCCACTTTTACTTTCGCTAATGAGTTGTGTTAAAAACGATACTCTCTCATCATTAGTTCTTTTTGTTTTCATTCATAATTCTCCATATTGTTGTTTTGCTTAAATTTGTTATTTTTAAAATATCTTTTTCATTCACTCCTTTTTCAAATAAAAACTCCGCAAATTCTCTTTTAAATTTCTTTTTAGAAATATTATTAAATCCTGATACAAGCTCTAAAAATTCATTTGCAAGACTTGACTTTATAGCCTCATCGCTTAAATTTGAAAGCTTTTTTATTTTGTTTACATCAATTGCATCATAAATCATTAAAAATTCACCAGCCATCATAGCTCCAATCTTCATTAGTATTGTTTCTGCTGTATAGTTTTTCAAAAAAAGTTAGAGCCACCGCATCGCTAACATCAGGACTTTTGCCATAGTTCTTTTTTAATTGTTCTTTTGAAACTATCTTTAACAACCCTTTATCGCTATACTCATATTCAATCATTCTCATATCTTTTTTTAATTCTTCATCTTTAACAAGCTCCATGTGTTTTAAGTTTTTCGCAAATGTAAAATACATCTGCGCTCTTTTATTTAAGTATTCATTGCTAGTTGCAGAATTTGCAGAATTTGCCTCAAATACGGGCAAGCCATAATTTAACAAGACATCATACACGCCAACGCCAAGACCGCAAGTATCTATGAAAATACCTTTTGGTTTGTCTTCGCTTTGGTTATATTCAGCTAATATTTTATTTGCTAACTCCATGGTTCCAAGTTGTGAGTATTTTTTTATTTCATCAATTACAAAACCTTTTCTTTTTGCTAAAACACTTTTATCATCTCCATATCTTGCTACATCAAGCCCCCAAATATTCTCGCCTTGCATTTTTTCAATACTAAAAGAGTTCTTGCTCATCGCATTTTCAATTTCAGTTAATGCAAAAAGCTCCGCACCCCCGCTATCTATAAACTCTCCATAAATTTCTTGTTTGACTACTTCGCTACCTTCTCCGCCCACTTCTTCAATTAATTCTTTAATTTGCTCTTCTTTTAAAAATGGATTATCATAACTTGAGAATTGAAAATGTTTCCAATTTTTATCGCTGAGTTCTTTTTTGCAAAGTTCATAAAATAGATTTTTTCCTTTAGGAACTCCACCGATAATCGCTCTTGATTTAGGATTATCAAGCAACATAGGGCGTATGGCGTTATACCAAAGATATTCTCCTTTGCTGCCTTTTAAAATAATTCCTGCTTCGTTTAAAATAACAAGGTCATATCCAAAACCTTCGATATTTTCACTTCTTTCAGCACTTCTCATATGAAGTACCGCTCCGTTAATGATTAATTTCTTATCTTGTACACTCCAAGAATAAAAATCTTTTGGCAAGTTTTTTAACTCAGGTGTAAAATATAACTCGTAATAGTTTTGTAAGTTTGCTTGTATGGTATCTACCCATAATACATTTTGTCCTAAAAGCAAGTTTTCTATGACAAACTTAGCGCTTCCCCTTGTAAAACCAAGTCTTCTGCCCTTTGCTACAGTTATAAAGCGTGGATTTTTATCATCAAAAACTTTAAGTTGTGCAGGAGTGTAAGAAAAGTCAAGCTTTAATTTCATTTGATTTCACTTCTTATAATTTCTATTTTTTGAACATTATCGCTGACTACTTCTTGTTTATCCACATATCCATGTTGATTTTTTAGCAAGAACATACTAACGCTAGGAGTATAAGTACCGATTAAGGAATGGTTTAAAATATCCATTTCACACCTTTGTTTTGCATTTGCTACTATTTCTCCAAAATCTTTATCTTTTTCCCACTCATTTAAAGTTTGCATTGAAATCCCTAAATGCACAGCTAATCCCACTTTTGTTTTAGGTGCAAAAATAACACTTTCTTTAGTTTCTTTTAAAACAGTTTTTTCGCTAAAGTAGTTTTCTATCTTTGATACAAGCTCTTCTTTTGTGATGCTTTTGCCATTAGTCATCATTCTAGCCATCAAGCCACCCCTTCTTTAAAATTAAATTCTTTGATTTCTAAGTCTAAAAAAGATTTTTTAAAACTAATAATCTCATAATCGCCTTTTAAAACATTCTTATCGTTTTCAAATAACGCATCTAACACGCATTTTACGATATTGTCCGCATCTCCGTGTTTTTTATTTTTAAATCCTATTTTTAAAGAAAACTCATATTTCTTTTGCTTATCAAAGGCTTGAAAACAGCTAATATTATTTTGTCTTCTAAACTCCATTTGCAAGAGTTTTTTAAAATCTAAATATTTAAGATAATCTTTACATGCAAATTTAGCTCTTTGAGTTGTTCTTTTATAAGGAACTGGGTTGCTTTTTAAATCAATTTTTAAAATATACTTTTCCATTTCAGGCCTTCTTAAAATTAGCTTATTTTTTTAAAAGCTTTTTTGCTTTTTATAAAAATTTCAAACCTATCTTTGTTTTCATTAAAAAGTTTTGTTTCTTCAATCTTTTCGATTTCTCTTTTTTCTTCTAGGCTTAAAACTTTCTCTATTTTTTTAACCGACAAAGGAATATTCAAATTTTTTCCTATTCTGTCTTGATTTTTGAAAATAAATTCAAGTAGAGCTTCTTTAAATTCATTGTTTTCTAATGGTTCGCCATTTTTATAGGAGATTTGCTTAAAAGCATTTACGCAAACTAAGATATCAATTGATTTTTGGTTAATTTTAATCTTTTTACCATTTCCGCAGCTAGCAAAATACGAATATTCAAAATCTCCTTCATGTAGTCTAAAGCAAGCTTGGTTTTTATATTTATTGCAAAGCCATTCTAAAAATATTTCTTTATCTTCAAAGCGTTTTTTAAATTCAATCTCTGCTTTTTTACAAACCATTCTTAATTTTTCATAGGTTGTCCCTACGATATTCTCTCTTTCTAAAGTTTCAAAATAAAAATCTAAGAAAGAATGAATATCTTTTGCATTTTTTAAATATCTACCTACAATATCAGTTGCCTGAGCCTTATTAATTTCCAATAAGTCCATTAAAATTTGTATTTTTTCTTGCATTTTTTACTCCTTAAAAGCATCCTAAGATCTTGTCTTTGTTCTCATCTTTCATTCCGTAATACTCCATCAAGCTATCAACCACACTAGGATTGGCTTCTTTTTTTCTGTTAAAACGCTGATTTTTTCTTAGCTCGTTTTCTTTAGCGTATTTAAGCCAAGTATAAAGACTGCCTGCAATGCTTGACATTCTTTTTCCATTTCTTTTCCACTCTCTAGCATCCCAATAACCTATAAAATCATTAGCCAACTCTTCACCAAAGTTTGTATTATTTTTCTCATTAAAAGCCATTATTTGCCCCATAAGCTCATTAGCATTTGGGACTTTAAATTCTTTTTTTGCCATTTTTTCACATTCCTTTTCATCAAGTTTTAAAAAGCTCACTACAAAAGAGGCGTTTTGATTAAAAACGCGTTCTTTCTTTTCTTGATTATTTTTTAAATTTTCTAAATTCTCTTTTTTTATAAATTTATTATTATTAATATTTATATTATTTATAAATTTATTATCGCGTGCGTGCGTGCGTGTTTCTATATATAGGGAATTTTGATTTTTTTCGTTTTCAGTGGTTAATTTTCTGTCGATTGATGAAGCATTATTTTTAAGAGTTTTGCTTAGCTTTTCATCACTGTTTTTAAGCAAAGATAAAGATTTGTTAAAATGTTTTTTAACTTGATAATTTTCATCTTTTAAAATCCACTCATAAAAATTTAAAGATCCATTTCTAACCTTTTTAATTTCTAAAAGCCTAAGCTCGATTAATTCTTTTTTAGCAATTCTTAATCTATTTAAACTCATTCTTTGATTATTTTTAACTTTTATAAACTCTCTTAGATAGATTTCACTTACAATCGTTTTTTCACTAAGCTTTGCTAATTGAATATACAATGCCAGAGCATCAACACTAAGTCCTCCATAAGCTATAGTGTTTGATAATTTCAAATAGCCTTTTCTTTCTCTCAATCTTTTTCGCCCGACAGCCACATCAAAGCTTGCTATAAAACTTGGTATCAACAACTCTCCTTTATGTTATAATTTAAATTAAAAAGGTTTTTTATGTTTAATTCTTTCTTATCCGAAATGCTAAAAACCGCCACTTTAGAAAATTTAGTATATTTTTTGATAGGTGTTTTATTTGGTTTAAGTATCCGTCCTTTGTTTCTATATTTGACTAAAAAACAAAAACTAAAAAGAGTTTGTATTAAAGATATGAAGCTAGAAAACGATTTGACAAAAAGACTATATCCTAACTTAGGATATAAATTAGTTACAAAAAAAACTCCTTTTGAAATGGTTTTTAAAAAAGATAAATTTAAATACATTATTTGTCCTTACTACCGTGATAAAAAATGCGTTTTAGATAATGATAAATGCAAGATATTAAAATCCCAGCCGAAATACCAGCCACTAGAAACAGTCTAAAATGCAACATCATCAAAGTAAAAATAAATAATCCTATAATCTCAATCAATCTCTCAAGCATTTCATTCCTTAATCCGTTTTAAAAAGTCCTTTGCTATAATTTTTTTGCACCCAATCAAGAAAGGACTTATCAAAATGGATGACAAAGATTTAAACTTGTTAAAAAACATCCCTTATCTTATGGAAAAAATCGAAGAGTTAGAAAACAGGATAAAACAGCTAGAACAAGCTGCACAACCTAAACCATACTCTACCCAAACTCCAAATTACTTAGGAGAAATCTAAGTCTTATCAAGGCTTAGATTTTTATCATTCTCAAGCAAAGCACCAGCAAGCTCCATTTTATACATAGTTCCCATATATGCAAAGAGTAAATCTTCTACTTTTTCATATTTTCTTTTTTTCATAAGCTTAAGCATTATCTCATAGGTTTCATCGCTAATATCAATTTCAATCCTAACCCTTTTCATTGCCTTTTTCATTCTCTATCCTTTCTTTTTCTTCCACGCTTAGGTATGTTTGTAAGATTACTACGAACATCCACCCAAAATTCATGAGGTATTCCATAGAGTTTTTTAAACTCTATTTGTTTTTTAAAGCTTGGGCGTGATTTATTTGTTCTAATCTTTTTAACACTAATAACCGTATAGTGATTACTCAATATTTTTGTAAAATCAAAAAAATCTATTTTTTTCATAACGAAAGTATAAAATAAAGAAACTTAATAAATATTTAATTATGTTTCTAATTATGGAACATTATTTCCTTGAAAAAAGTGTATAATTTTTATACTAAAAAAGGAGAGAATATGGGAAGAAATGGAGATATATTCGATTTTCATTTTGATACTGAAAAATTTAAATTTTATTTAAAAAATAGAGATAAAAAAGTTACATATCAAGATTTGATGGAAATTTTATATAAAAATGGCATAGAAAGCTCAGAAGCAACAATAAAAAAATGGTTGATGTCTAAAGAAGATAATAAAACAAAACCTAAACCACAATATATAAAAATTTTATGTAATGCATTGGATATTCCTTTCAACGAAGTGATATTGCAAGATGTTTTTAGAAATGATAATCAAATAAATTTCAGATATTTTCCAGATATTTATGCAAGTGCAGGACTTGGAACATCATCTCAAAGCGAAGAAGCAAAAATTGTTTCCGTTGATGAAAATTTTCTAAAAGAAATTTTAGATATACCCATAAAGAAGAGTTATGATATTATAAAAATTAATGGCGATAGCATGGAACCTATTTTATCTAATGGAGATTTTATTATTATAGATAGAAGTAAAAATTCACTTGAGACTATTTCAAATGCAGATATTGTTATTTTTAGAAAAAATGATGATTTATTTTGCAAAAAAATTAAAAAAGAACCTTTTGCAGATTATATTTTTTTAGTTTCTGAAAACAAAAAATACGAGGATAAAAAAGTAGATAATAGCGAATTTGAACAATGTGAGATCTTAGGTGCTGTAGTATCAAAAATGGCTGTTGAAACCTTTAAAAATTTTATAGAAGTGGTGGGATGAGAGTAAATAAAATAATAATC